CAACCTTACCAGTTAGGTTTTAACTGGGTAAAAATCTTGAGGAAACTCATGTCAAGTGAAAAAGAAGCCGGTCAAGTATTGACTAGCGAGAATGCAGCGGATTTTTATGCTCAAAAAATGAATTTAGCCGATCAAAGTTCAAACGAGGCTGAAGTTGAGGATTCTCCTTCAGAGCCGTTTGGAAACAAAGATCGGAGTGAATTAGGAGCAGACAAAGAAGCGAAACCGACAGAGGAACGGAAACAGAATCCGAAACTCGAAAAACGGTTTTCAGAGATAACCAAGCAACGCGAACAGGCCCGTCAAGAAGCGGCGCAGGAACGTGGAGTAAGGCAAAGGCTGGAAGCAGAATTAGCGGCAGTACGCCAGCAGCAACAACCCCAACAGGTTCGACCTGCTGACGGAAAGCCTCAACCGAGTCAATTTACTGATGCTTTTGAGTATGCAGAGTCATTAGCAGATTGGTCGGCTGAGCAAGCATTAGGTAGGCGAGATCGTGAAGATTTGGAACGCAGGGCAGACGAAGCGCGGCAGAAAGTAATTTCTACCTGGGCGAATAAAGTTGCAGCAGCGAAATCTGAAATTCCTGATTTTGATGACATGGTGGCCTCTAGTGGTGTTGCGGTAAGCGACCCCATTCGTGATGCCATTTTGGAGAGTGACGTAGGCCCACAAATCCTGTATCACTTAGCCAAAGAGGACGATCTTGCAAAGAAGATAGCCTCAATGTCGCCATTTGCTGCGCTACGCGAGATTGGAAAGTTGGAAGCTAGGTTTGAGAAGCAAACTGAGACCAGGCAGAGTAATCCTGTTGGCAAAAGTAAAGCACCACCACCGATCAGCCCGATTCGGAATGCTGGAAGCGCTAAAGACGTTGAAATTGGCTCAGATGGTCAGTTTCATGGAAGTTACCAAGCGTGGAAAGCGGCCCGTAAAGCTGGTCGAATTCGATAGTTTTTATTTTTAAGGAAAAATCATGGCAAATAATTTGCTAACTATTTCCAAGATCACCAACGAAGCGCTGATGGTCTTGGAGAACGAACTCACTTTCACCAGTGAAGTAGACCGCAACTATGACGACCAATTTGCCGTTGTTGGTGCGAAAATCGGTAACACCGTGAACGTCCGTAAACCTGGTCGTTTCATTGGTACAACTGGCCCCGCATTGAACGTTGAAGATTTCAACGAGACATCGGTTCCTGTTACCTTGTCCACTCAGTTCCACGTTGATACCCAGTTCACCACTCAGGACTTGGCTCTGTCTCTGGATATGTTCTCGGATCGTGTGCTGAAGCCCGCTGTTGCTGCAATCGCCAATAAGATTGACCGCGATGGTATGGTTATGGCTAATCTGAACACCGCGAACATTGTCGGCACTGCCGGTACGCCCCCAACTGGTCTGATTACTTATCTGACCGCTGGAGCATACTTGGACAGTGAAGGCGCCCCCCGTGACGGTCGCCGTTCGGTCATCATTGAGCCGTTTACCTCTGCAACTATCGTTGACAGCCTCAAGGGTCTTTTTGTGCCCCAAGAAGCTATCGGCGAGCAGTATCGCAAGGGTTTGATGGGTCGTGATTCCGCTGGTGTGAACTGGAAGCTGGATCAGAACGTTGTTAGCCAAACTTTCGGCTCTTGGTCTGCTAATACCATTGCGATCAACGTGACCACAGGTACTGGCTTTCTGACTTCCGGTTGGGCTTCTAGCAGCACTTTGTCGATGACCGCCTCGTCTGCCTCGACTCTGAATGCTGGCGATACCTTCACCATCCCTGGTGTGTTCGCTGTCAACCCCCAAAACCGTCAATCGTATGGCAAGCTGCGTAATTTCGTAGTTCTGTCCACCACGACTGTCGGAACTGGCGCTACCAGCGTTCAAGTGTCGCCCGCAGTTATTACTGCTGGTCAATTCCAAAATGTGAGCATCACTTCTAGCGGTTCGCAAAACATTACGGCGTTTAACAACACCGGCGTGGCTTCCCCGCAAAATATCATGATGCACCGCAATGCCTTCACCTTGGCAGTCGCGGACTTGGAACTGCCTGATGGCGTTCACTTTGCCGGTCGTGCAAGCGACAAGGAAATCGGTCTGTCTATGCGTGTTGTACGTCAATATACTATCAACAATGATAGTATCCCAACGAGATTGGATGTACTCTATGGCTGGGCTCCTCTCTACCCCGAGTTGGCCTGCCGTATCGCAGCCTAATTGATAGGGGGGGAGAAATCCTCCCCGTTCATTAACTTTTTTTAAGGAAATTTATCATGGCAAATCCAGGCCCAGCAACGACAGTATCGTCACACCCGTCTAATGTTACGACCAATCAAACCCTGCGTGTGATTGGCGTTCTCAAAGGCGTGACTGCAAACTCCACCGGCAACTACGCCATCCAAGTAACAAACAGCACGGTTTTCTTGCCGCAAAGCCTGATTGTTACCAATCTGAACAACGCAGGCGCTTCTGTAACGCCTACTGGTTTGGCTTTGGGTGTCGCTACGACTTCCGGTGGTTCTAGCCTCTACGGTTCGATCACTGCAGCTAACTTAAGCACTCCCCAAGGCGTGTCTTTGGTTGCTCCTTCTGCATCGACCACCGCAGTAACGGTGCAAAACTTGTACTTGAACGTGACCGCAGGACTGAGCACAGTCGTTGCTGGCGCTACGTTTGACGTATATGTGTACGGTTACGATTTCAGCTAAACTGAAATGACCCAAAGGGAAGGCCACTCTATTGCGGGGTGGCCTTTTCTTTTATAATTTATCTACCTTTTCAAAGGAAATCAAAATGTCAAATTCACAAGCAATTGGCGCAGCATATCTTGACCAAGATATCGTTGATGCTAATTATTCTTTGGTTAATGCGGTAACAGGCCAAATGGGTTACACCACTGGAAGCCCTACAACCGCAGTTAGTTCTGTTACCCAAGCAACTAGCAAATCTACCGGCGTGACTATTAATGCAGCGGCAGGTCAAATTGTTACAAACAATGCGGCACTTGCAGCGGCGGCTGAAGTTGCATTTGTGGTCACAAATAGCGCAGTAAGTGCATACGACATTCCCATCGTTGCATTGGCATCGGGCGCAACTACTGCTGGAACTTACCTTTTGTCAATTGCAGCAGTTGCTGCCGGTTCGTTTACTGTGGTAATTTCTAACGCAAGCGCAGGCTCTTTGAGCGAAGCCCTGACACTTAATTTTGGCATCGTTCACGTTGCCCAACTTTAATCATGGCAAATACTAGCGTTCTTCGTTTGGCTGGTCAGACTCTCGGCTTGTCCGTGACTACCAGCGTTCATTCGGCGGTCGCTTTGGTTGCAAATACAACTGACCAAGCTAACTACGTTTCCTGCCTAAATACAGGTACAGGAAGCGTGGCTATCAAGTTCAGTCAAATTTCAACCGATGCGGCTGCGGTTCCTGGAGATGGCACATTTGGTGATTTCATTCTGCCCGCAGTAATGGAAGTGCCGATTGTGATTGCCTGCCCAGTAATCAATGGTCAGTTTCCCTGCTACGTTACCGCAAAGAGCGTTTCGGGAACAAACTTGGTTTATGTAACGCCACTTGTTGACCAAAGCTAATATGTCTGATCCTGCCAAAACAATAGACCAAAACATCCTGCCTGTGCAGGCTCTGTTTAACTTGGATAACACATTCAATACGTTTATTGGGCAGGGTCAGCCATTTACTGCCTCAATTAGCCCCAATCAGTCGGGCTTGCACATTACAAGCAGCACGATTGACAGCACCACAATAGGTGCGACAACCCCTTCAACTGCGGCATTTACCACCGCCACAGCGTCAAATGCTCCTGTTGGGGCAAACGACCTGACAAACAAATACTACGTTGACGCGCTTACCCTTGGGCTGTCGTTTAAGCAGCCCGCCTTGTGCGCTACAACGGCAAACATTACTCTTTCGGGCCTGCAAACCATTGACGGCATCACAGTCGCAGCGGGTGATCGGGTTTTGGTTAAAAATCAAAGCACTCAGGCAAATAACGGCATTTATCTTGCAGCGGTAGGCGCATGGTCGCGCTCTCCTGATGCTGACGCATATTCCGAACTGGTGTCGGCCTTTCTGTTTGTGGAAAGCGGATCGACCCAAGCAGGCACGGCGTTTTACTGTACAAGTCAGCCAGGAGGCACATTAGGTGTAACTGCAATCACCTGGAGCAACTTTGCGCTTTCGTCTTCTTACACCGCAGGCACAGGGTTAACCCTAGCGGCAAACCAGTTCAGCATTACAAATACTGGTGTTTCTGCAAACACTTACGGTTCTGCTTCAGTTGTTCCTGTTGTGGCGGTCAACGCACAAGGGCAAATAAGCGGCGTAACAAACACAACCATTGCGATTGCAAATACGGCGGTATCGGGATTGGGCACGATGTCCACCCAAAACGCAAACAATGTCGCAATTACAGGCGGCTCAATTGCAGGAACGCCGATTAGCGGCTCTACGGTTGGTGGCACTACTATCACCGCCTCCACTCAATTTAGCGGCCCTGGGACGGGTTTAACAGGCACGGCAAGCGGTTTATCCATTGGGGGCAATGCAGCTACCGCTACAAGCGCCACAACCGCAGGGTCGGCGAC